GTGGATTACCGCATTGCAACCATCCCGGTTGCGGCATCGGCGGGTTATAACGTTGGTGATAAAATCATTTTCGATAATGGCGGTACCCCCGTTGAATCGGTAGGTTTGGCGGATAAAACGGCTACCGGCCAGGCAATGACATTTACCATTGTTGCAATCCCTGACGGCACCAGCATCAGCGTATACCCTAAACCCATTGCGGCCGATGATGTGGCGCTATCAGCCCTCGAACAGGCGTATGCTAATATAGATACAACTATCACCAACGGTGCGCTAGTTACACGCCTCAACACTGATGCATCCGCACGTACCAATTTATTTTGGGATAAAGAGGCGGTTGAAGTGTTAGGCGGCACCATACCCGCCGACCTATTCTCTCAGTTTGACGGCATGAAAGTGATATCGTCTACTATGCGCAATGGTCAAACAATGTACATGGTGTATGACGGTAATATCGCTACATTAACATTTCGTTGCCGTTTGTTCGTCTGGTACGGCATAACCGTAGTTGATCCATCGCGATGCGGTGTAGGCGTAACATTTTAATTCGCTAGCCTTTTTCACAGGCGCCGTAAGGCGCCTATTTTTTATTACGGAGTCCTACACACATGGCAACGGTATTGTATAAAGACGGCGAGAGTATAAGGGTGCATCACACTCGGATTACCGCGCATTTAGCGCTAGGCTGGAGTCTGGATTGCCCAAGCAACGCCTCCGCACGCACTGATACTGCGGTTGATACGTCTGAAGTAACACCGCCGGCACGGCAACGCGATCCCGATATGCCTGATGACCCCATAGCAGATATTGGAGGCGTAATGTCAGTAGCCGAAATACGTCAGCGGGCCAAAGCCGCGGGCATCTCAGGATGGGACAAAAAGCGGATATCAAGGATTAAAAAAGAACTGGGTATTGAATAATGGCTCAGATAACGAAGATAGACGTAATAAATGATGCTTACAGCCAGTTACGCATATCTGGGCTTACGGTAGAGCCAACGCCGGAAGATACTAGCCTGGCGCTTAATGCGTTAGAAAGTATGATGGCTGAATATTTTAGCCGCAATATTTGTGTAGGCTATATTTTTGAAGACCTGCCTGACCCTAATAGCCTGACGGGCGTTGAATTACGGTTTAAGTCAATGATGTCGGCTAATTTGGCGATGCGCATAGCGGCGGATTTTGGTAAACAGTTACCGGCATCGCTCACGGCTCTTGCGAGCGCAGGGCTAAGTACGGCGTCACAGGCCTCGGCGATTAAAAACATACAGCACACTAATTATCCGGCACGTATGCCACGCGGCAGCGGTAACGCTACGCGTTATGATCGGTTCAATCGCTACTATCCTCCTACCATTGATGTGCCTCCTGATTGCGATACGCACCGAATTATTATCGGTGATATTAACGACTATTACGAAGATTTCTCTGCGTACTTAAAAGATGGTGAGGCGATATCATCATTTACAATTACAGCAGATGCGGGCTTAACGCTACAAGCCAGCGCTAACGAAGACCCGCGCATAACGTATCGAGTAGAAGCCGTCAGTAACGCTACGCAAGGCAACTATCAGCAAGTTAAAATCGTTATTACTACCGATGATGGACGGGTTAATACTCGACTGATTGATTTTGACGTGCAGTCTAGCGATACAGTAGGGGCATAGTGTAATGGCGGAGATTAACGCGCCTCTGATAAAAGGTGATCGGGTTTCACAAAAGGCGGACTATCGCGATGCTCTACCGGTAAATTTTTTGACCGTGCAGCGCCCGATATTAAATGCCAACGGCTATTTAATATCTATGTATGGGTTGACGCTACATGGCACCGGTCAAGGTATTGATCGCGGGGGTTATTGGAATGAAACGCAAGAGCGTCATTTTAGGGTGTCGGGCACCGACTTATTAAGTCTATCTGCCGACGGTTCGCCCAGCATTCTAGGGGTGATATCGGGTACGGATAGAGCGGTTATGGCGCACTCATTTAACAGCCAAGCGATTGTGGCCAATAACAAAATGTGGCGCTACAGCGCGGGTGTGCTAAGTGAGGTTACCGATACTGATTTAGGGGACCCCATTTCCATAACATGGGTAGATGGTTACTATTTTCTGACTGACGGGGATTTTTTATATCACACCGATATCAGCGACGAAACCGTTATAGACCCTTTAAAATTTTCAACATCGGCATTTAGCCCCGATCCGACGTATGCCGTTGCCACTACCACCGATAACCAGGTTATCGTTTTTAACCGATATACGACAGAGTATTTTATTAACCAAGCAAGCGAAAATTTCGCATTTGGGCGAATAAGCAGTAAATCTATAAAATGTGGTTGCGTGGGCACTCATGCGTTTACCGAATTAAGCGGATATTATTATGTTATTGGTAGCGGTAAAAACGAATCAATAAGCGTGCATAGGTTATCAGCGGGCATATATCAGTCAATTGCTTCCCGCGAAGTCGATAAAATTTTAGCCGAATACAACGAAAATGAAATAAAAGATGCGGTTATAGAATCCAGAGTACAGGATAAAGAGCAATTTTTAATTGTACATTTGCTAAATCACACATTGCAGTACAGCGCGAGTATTGCAAAATCATTAGGGATTGAATATGCATGGACTATTCTCAAATCCGATATTGAGGGGGACACGACTTGGCGTGCAATCGGCGGCGTTTATGATCCGCGTACGCCAGGTTGGATTTATGGTGACAAACAAAATGCGAATATTGGGTTGCTAGATGACTCAGTAGCGACTCAATACGGCGATGCGGTGGAATGCATCGCGTATTCTCCGCTGATAAAAATGGAAACAATGAGTGTCGATTCTATCGAAGTGGATACGCTCCCAGGCCACCAAATAAATATTGATGATGTTACTTGCGCGGTATCGCTGACTTATAACGGCCTAACCTATGGTAAAGAGTGGTGGAAACTGTATGGCCAGCAGTATAACTACGATACCCGATTTATTTTAAACAGACTCGGCTATGTGCAGGATAATATTGGATTTAAAATACGGTGCACATCACCTGAACGTATAGCCCTTACATTTATAAAAGTGACTTATGGCTGATACTGAAAATAGTTTTGAACAGTACATAACAACGTATCGGGAATTGCACGAACTGACGGGGTGGCCTGCGCAGCTAGTTGAAGATTATTTTTCTATTAAACGTAATACGGTCGTCACGGTTACCGTCGCAGATAACGCCCAATCAGCAGCGGACGATGCACAAAGCCAGGCCGAAGACGCTAACTTTTTAGCCGCACGAATACATCATATTCAGGCACAGGTTGGTAGCGGCAACCCCCTAACCAGCGATGAAACCGGTTTTACGGTGGATTCGACACGATTATCTGTTGATATGGATGAGGCGTAATGGTACAGCAAGTTATTGACGTAGGTACTGTAGCAAATGATCGCACCGGGGACACTTGGCGCGATGCGATGATAAAAGCTAACGAAAATTTCACCGAAGTGTTTGATGATATCGCGGCCATCGGCGTTAATTTTATCGCGCAGGAGTCTGATTTTCCTAATCAAGATGCCAATAACATTTATATTGACGGCTATTACTGGATAACCTCTTCGTTCTCCACGGCCAAAAATTTCGTTTTTACGGTAGACGGCGCAACCTTTACCTGCGGCAGCACTAATGGCCCCTTAGTGACGTTTACCGGCAGCGGCGATATGTTTTCAGCTACGGATGTTGATGCTGCAGTTATTTACGCTCATGTTGATGCAGGCACTGGTAACCGCGCATTTAATTTTGTTGACACTGTAGGCGGTACTAAACAGGGTATCATGAGGTATACCCGCGTTGAGACTTGCGCGGCATTTGGTTATTTTGAGGATTTAACCTTTTTAAATATTTTTAATTGCGATTCAGCCGCGACTGACGGCGTAGAAATAGCAGGCACCAGCAATTTTATTATTTCTATCGCAGCGTTCGGCTTGGTGTCGAGTTCAGCGAGTTTTAAAGGTATAGACTTAGGCTCTGCAACCGCTACTGTTATAGAGTTTTCTGATTTATTGTTTGTGGCCCCCGCGGGTGCATACGGCATATCAGGGTTAGCGAGTAACGGCAACGTTGTTGCCGGATCTATAGCCACTGTAACAGGGTCTACTTTTAGCGGCGGCATGGACGCGCTAGAAAATATCACCGTTGATGATGTTAGATGGCTATTCCGGAATAATTCGCCGATACCTGATACACAACCCGATGCGTTACTGTCATTTACAGGTAACGCTGCCGCAACCACCGTACCAGGTACCGGCGCAGGCGCCTTGGTTAATGCTACATGGACCATTAATGCCACGTCCTTCTATACGGGCACGGCGGCAGGTAGGGCGACGTACAACGGGGAGCGGGACTTGCGCAGTCCCATTGATATAGCGGTAGACGTGGAGCCGAGTTCCGGCACGAATAAACTGATTGCGGTTTTTGTGGCTATTAATGGCACCGTGGTGGCGAGTAGTCGGCGTATTATACGGGCAGATGCTGGGGATCCTAAATCTATCCCCGTTATATGGCAATATACGTTTGCCGAAAACGACTATGTCGAGGTCTTTGTTGATAATCTCACCGATACGGTAAGTATCGTTGTTAGCGCCGGTGTGCTGAGGGTTCGTTAATGACTGATAGCGTTTTAGTTTTTAATGCAGCTAATACCGTTGTCGATACCGTAGAATCTTTCTACACGTCGCCATCAGGGGGACTCGGCACACGTATTAAATCGTTTACAGCCGCAAATAATGGCGAAACCAGTATAAGCTACAAGGCCTACATCTATAGCTCAAGTGGCACAGTTGTAGCGGCGATAGTGCCTCAAACTATCGTTGTCATAGACCGTGCGGACTATGGACCCGCTATTGTTAACCAAGTAATCCCGCCTGGCGGCACTTTGCGGATGGAAAGCAGCACGGCGGATGATCTTAATTTTTATGTGACCGGTGTTGAGCAGGAAAGTACGTGAATTTTGTCGAGGCGTCGACGGGATATCGTGAAGGTATTTATGCGGATGAAAACTACCGCGTATATAAGTGGGATAGGCCCGATTGTGCGGTTTATTTCTCCAGCACGCAAAAAGGTGAGGCGATATATTGCCATTTAGCCTCAGATAGGGCGGGCTTGCGGCATCTTAAAACCGCTATCGCTGACTATGAGCGGTTTTTATTTGACCAGTTCCCTTGGTGCCGTATGATTATAGTTACAATATCCCGCCCAAGTATTATGCGGCTAGTTGATAAATGTGGATTTAAGTTTGCGGGTACTATCGGTACTGGGCGTCTGTATGTGAGGTTAAAAGCATGGGTTCAATAGGTGATCTTTTCGGCGGAAGTGCAGCAGGTGATCTTTTCGGCGGAGATGACGACGCAGGTGACGCAGCTATTGAGGCGTCCCAAATACAAGCAGATTATCAGCGTGAGGCGCTAGACTATCTTAAAGAAACCGAAGCACTGCCTCAGACTTACCGCGAGGGTGCGTTACAAGCGCTTGGTGCTGAGTACGGTTTTACAACGGATGCTGAGGGCAACGTTGTGCCAAGCGATCAGTCAATTACTGAGCGCGTTAAAAGTGGGGAGGTCTATCAATCCCTGTTGGGCGGTCAAGCGGCCGGTGAAGAGGCTATTTTGCGCCAAGCATCGGCTACCGGGGGTTTAAGGTCGGGCAATGTGCAAGAGGCGCTTTACGACTACAATACGCAGCTCGAAAACGAAGCATTCCTCACCGCGTATAACCAGCAAGTACAAGGTTTACAGGGATTAGCTGGGCTGCCCTCCCTCGCCACTAGTATTGCATCAGGAACGTCTGACATAGGCACGACGTTAGGCCAGGGCATTGTAGCCGAAGCCCAAGCAGAGCAAGCAGCGTCTCAGCAAGGGGTAAGCAATGCGCTAAGCGCCGCTAATTTAGCGCTAGTAGCGGCCAGCACATTTTCTGACAGACGTTTAAAAACGAATATACGGTTTATTGGAAATCGCCAAGGCATACCGTTTTATAGATGGACTTGGAATGCCCGAGCGCAAACGATGGGATTTACTGGTGAATGCGAAGGTGTTATTGCTCAAGAGGTTGAGAAAATAAAGCCAGATGCGGTTTACCAATTACCTAACGGATATTTGGCGGTTGATATGGCTAAAATCATGCAGGAGGTCGCCTGATGGCGTTTGAGTACGTACCACTAGATCAACGATACCGCACCCAATCGCTAGACTATTCTGATCTTACAGAGCAACAGCAACAATCGCAGCAAACATCCGGCTTAGGTGGGGGTGTTGGTGGTTTTGGGGGTTTAACGGATCTCATAGGCGGCGGTGGTGCCGGCACCACTGCTGCCACTGGTACTGGCACTGGCGCTACTACTGCCACTGGCATTGGCACCACCGCCGCTACTGGCGGTAGTAGTATCTCGGCATCTGCGGGGCCGTGGGCCACATTAGCGGGGATTATTGGGGCCGAGGCGGAAAATACGGGCAAAACCAGTGATGTGTCTTTTAGTGAGCAAGCGAAAAACCTAAGCCTGATACCCCAAAAGGATTTTGAGCACTGGGGGCTTGAAAAATACGCGCCACTTGGCGGCGGCGCGGCGTATAAGAGCACGTTTGATCTAAACGAATGGTGGGGAGGTGCTGCCGCCCCTTTTAAGGAGCTTTTCTGATGGCTAACGGCAATCCATTTTATGTGCAGCCTATGGGTGATTACTCCCAACAGCTAGCGGGTATCGGCCAAACCTTGCAGCAAATAGGCGCAGAGAAGAAACGCCAAGCACGATTTAATGAGGTCAAAAGCGCAATGCAAGGCGCATGGAATAGCAAAGACCCTGATCAGATGATGCAAGTTGCGATTGAATACCCCGAGGCGCAGGCTACTGTTAAACAAATGTTTGGCTTAGTTAATCAGCAAACCGAAGACGCCGCCACACGCACTTATCGACGGGTATTGGCCGATCCTAAAAATGCTGAAAAATATCTTTCGCAGGGTATTAAATCTGTACAGGACGCCGGGGGTAAACCTGGCAACATGCTGACCGATCTCGGCATGTATCGGCGCAATCCTCAGGGGGCATTGCGTAATATGGCAATGACTTATGCGGCTGCCGATCCCCAAGGTTACAGAGCGCTATCTGATGCAGATAAGGCAGCTCGCAAAAACGCAGAGCCTGGCGATACCGCTGCAATTAAAGATCTAAAATTTTATACGGAGCTTAAGAAAACAGATCCTGAGTTGGCTAAACAGTTTGGACAAGAGCGCGGCTACGTATCTGACGAGGGTAAAGAGTTATCAGTGTTTTTGCAGAAACGGCTAGCCGAATCCGCCGATAATGCTATTCAGTCCGCCGGTAACGTCCGGGGCTACGAAATCCTAGCATCTGAGTTTGACAAAATCCCTGATACCGGGGGCGCCGTTAGCAAATGGGACGAAACCTTAAAACAGGTAACGGGTTCAGAGGACGCCGTATCCCAATTACGGCGCAGGTACAATGGAGTAATTGCCAGCCAAATTATGGCTAATTTACCCCCTGGCGCGGCGTCAGACGCCGATGTAGCGCTAGCTAGATCGGGTTTTCCTGAATCGACGGCAAAACCCGCCTATTTGGCGAGTTTTTTGCGCGGACTGGCTAAAATTGAAAGTGCTAAGGCCGAATTTAACGAGTTTAAGGCCGACTACATCTCTAAAAATGGGCATGAGCGCGGTATGCTAGCTGCGTGGAAAGAAACCAAAGGCATAGGCGAGGAGCCTGCCGAAGCTGCGCCTACTGAAACAGTTGACGCCACAACCGTGATATTGACTCACCCCCAACTAGGTGATGTTACTGAGGCGGATATACAAAATACCATGGGCAAATACAACATGACGCGCCAGCAGGTTATAAACAGACTGCAAGGGGGCCGCTAATGGCTAGGGATTTATTTGCGGAGTTATCCACAGAAACGTCCACAGAAATCCCCCAAGCACCTCGTGATCTGTTTGCGGAACTTAGTAAATACCAAGCCCCCGCTACCGCCGATACTCCGCAGACTTCAGCTCCCACTCAACCAGTTGAGCCACAGGCTATACCTGCGGGGGCGTCGCAAGCACTTGCAGGTTATCAACAGCCCCAAACCGGTCCCGGTGGATTCGCACGCATAAAAAAAGCGATTACTGGCGAGGAAATGAGCACGCCGGAAATAGAGGCTGTGCCTGAAATCGGTATGGCGGATGAGCTTAATAGCCTTTCGCTAGATGCGCTTAAGTCTTCTTATGGCCTGCTTGCTGCCGATGACACCAACGCGGTTAAAAAAGTGCTTGAGGAACAGATGGGCGACGATATTACGTTTCGCGAAGATGCCAAGGGCAACACTATCGCGGAACTGCCGTCTGGAGATTACGCGCTGAATAAGCCGGGGTTGTCAGGTCAAGATATCGCCAGAAGCCTCTTTAATGTTGCGGCCTTTGCCAAAGCAGCAGGAGCGCGTAGCCTGTTAGGCGCGGCGGCCAAAGGCGGCGCTACTGAAGCGGCCATAGAGACGGGGGAAGCTGCGGCGGGCGGTGAGTTCGATCCTTGGGACATCCCCGAATCCGCGCTTATATCCGGGGCGTTTCGCGGTGTAGAGAAAGTCATCGGCGCGGGCTACCGGGCGCTTACGGGTACCCCAAAGGCCGAATTACAAGAGGTGGTTGAAACAGGGACGCGTATGGGTGTGCCCGTTAAAACTACCGATGTCATACCGCCGGGTACGGCGGCGGGGAAACTGGGTCAACAATTGGGCGAAAAAATACCGGTATTTGGTACGGGGGGTATTCGAGAAACTCAACAGCAGGCGAGAGAAACAGCGGTTCAGGAGTTGGCAGATCGGTATAGCCAATACAGCTACCCGGCTATTGTTTCGGGGCTTAAAGCCCAAAAAGACAAAATTAAAAGCGCTGCCGGTGATAGGTTAGGGCGCGTCGGTAAAACGCTGGATAATTACGGTGCGCTACCGCTGCAAAGCACTACTAAAAAAATCGCTGAATCGGCGGGGGAGCTGAGTAAAAAGGGAACCATAAAATCCGAAACAGCACTCCAAGATCTTAAGACTTTAATGGGGGCTCTTCGCGAAACCCCACAAACGTTTACCACGCTGCGGGAAAATTTAACGGCATTTCGAGAAATCGTAAAAGGTGCCGATAAAGCCGAACGTACGCAACTGACTAGCCGCGCTAAGGCGCTGCTAAAAAACGTCGAGTATGCGATGAAACGTGATCTCGACCGCTTCGCTAAAGAAAAATTACCTGCGCGTGAATATCAGCGATGGAAGCGGGCTAATGAGGTATATGCCGACGAAGCCGCGAAAATGACTAAAAGTAGGGTTAAAAATGTATTAGACAAAGGTGATATTACGCCCGAAACCGTAGACAGCATGCTTTTTAGTCGCCAACCGTCGGAAGTGCGTAGGCTATATACGTCTCTGAATGCCGAGGGGAAACAGCATGCGCGCGCCGCCATTATTGACAAAGTCATGACGACACTTGGACGACGCGCCGGGGGTATTACGCCTCAAGGGTTCTCATCTGAGCTAAAAAAACTCGGGTTACAGACTGATACATTTTTTAAAGGCAATGAGAAAAAACAACTGCAGGGATTTATTAAATTACTTGATGCCACACGCCGCGCACAAGAGGCGCCGGTAGTAACTCAAACGGGCCAACAACTTATGAGTCTTAGTGCACTTGGCGCTATCATTGCGGCACCGGTGCAAACCATCGGCGCCGGTGCTACGGTTGGAGGCTTTGCTCGCCTTTATGAGTCTCCAGCGGTGCGTAATGCTCTGATTCGTTTAGCAAATTCTCCGCGCGGTTCAACCGCATTTGACAAATCGCTAACTGAAGCCGCAAATGCGATTCAGCTTGGCGTGCGCGCCGCGCAGAGTAGTAATACTGAAAAAAGGCGTAAATCAAAATAGCTACAGCTAGTGTTTTAACTGTGTCAAACATTGCGCAAGCACCCATAAACCAAAAAGGTGGTATTTTATCATGGCGCTTAACCTCGTAACACCCGTTTACATTATGTTTCCGATGCTACGCCTGCTGAAAATATCCGCGTTAATTTGGGGGGTAGGCTAATGGCTGATATCCCGGAAATGACAGACGACCATGCGCACTGTATCAAGATGCATACCACCCACACTCACTATGCTATGTTTATGCTGTTGTGTGAAATAAACAAACAACACCCATCAACGCTGTTTGAATGGATGGTGGAACGCGCATGGAATGAGCATCATGCTGATGAGTCCACGCGCATTGAGTCTCAAACTATTAGTGTGCCTCTTTAGTTTTAATTATATTTGTCGGTGAGCCCGGTCCACACACGCGCCGCAAAATGCGGCGTATCTGCATCAAGCGACGCAATGATATCCATCATTGCGTCGTTATCTTCCCGACCATTTTTCCATATCTTAAAATATGAACCCGTTTTATAGCCGTTCTGAATTCGGAATTCGTTTAAAATGTTTTTACCCATATAGAGCTTATATAATCCATTAAACGATAAGTTGCAGGCGTTTTTTAAATGCAGAAATGAGGACAACTTGAAATCTTTCGTTAACAGCGTTTGTAAGGTGAAATCTTCAAGGGCCGTTCGACAGCAGCTATAAATTACGTTATCTGCAGGAAAATCTTTCTCCATAATAATATCCGATGTTTTACGTACCATCCCGTCTTCATTGCGCTGTAGCAGTGCGCTTAAACCGAAATGCCAAATATCGACTAGCTCTAAATGCGCTTGGCGAATATCTGTAGACTTTTCGGTCCACCATTTCCAATCAGTGTGTTCCATAAGTTCGGCGCATTCCACCCATATTGCGCGATACCAAGGAAAATTTTCGTCCCTCCATTGAGAATTTATTTTCATATTAAGCTGTTCCTGGCGGCTTAACATTTCTTTGAGTTTAACTTTGTATGTTGTCGACATTTATCTACCCCTTATTAATTTCTAGCAATGCTTTAAATGATTCTACCGACCGCACGATATACACTTTGTGGCCGTAGTCTAATAGGTTTTTAACGGTTTTTTCCTGTTTCGGTGATAGCCCCCCTGTAGTCGTTTTAAATTCCGCGAAAAAAAGCCGGCCATTTGGCCCTATAAAAATCTGATCTAGCCATCCTTTACCGCCGGGGCCTACATCTAGCTTACGATGCAGCCATCCGGCATCAATTGCCATATCAACACACGGTTGCTCTATAGTTGTGGCTTCCTCTCTCGGCATTATGTGATACTCCGTAATGCCCACATCTGCCCCGCCCGAGTATTTGATACCCATTGTTCATAGGTCAAACGACTTTTTAAAAAATCGGCGCGAAATGCGCCACGTTGAGGCTCTGGGTGTATATGAGCATTGCGCTGTTTAGCGTCGTCTTTGTTGTATAAAACATCGCAAATGGCACACACTTTTAGCATACATCCTCCTAATCGTCGTAATCGTCGTAATCGTCGTAATCGTCGTAATCAGAGCTTAGACTAGCACTTGCGGCGTGTTTTATAATAATCCACATAATTGCTATAACGCCTATGACCAGCAATGTTATTTTTAATAACAGTATACAATCCATAGCTATACCTTTGGCTCATAAATGTAATCTATACTTGAGAACCGGGAAAACCGCGAACGGTTTATATAGCCTTTTTCGAACAACTTTTTTAACCGCGAATTCGCTATAGAAGGTTCGACCATAAAAGCTTTTTCAATGTCTACCACCGTTGCCGCCCGGTTTTTCAGCACGTAATTATATACGGCTAACTGCCCGGCAGTTAGGCACATATCAGACGCTATTGTAGGGTTTTTTAAAATGTAATTTATGCACGCTAAATACTGCGTGCGGTCGTTGTCGTCGCATGATGCACATGTACTCATGTTTGCAGTCCTCTTCTATTTAAGTGGCTAATCTTCGGGCACGTAATGAGATGTTACGTATTGTAAATAATGGCCAGTGTCGATGCCGATACCTATACGTTTTTCACCTTCGGGGGTTAAATTTTCCAACGCATTTTTAAGATTTTCAAAATTCGCAGCGTTTAAAGTAGCTGCACCTACTACATCAATTAATAGGGCGTCGACATTACTATGGAGTGATATCGCGCAATCATCGGTGTCTACAAGTGCATAAATTTTTTTCATAAACGTTTTCTCTCTGGTTGAGTGATTAGCGGCTGCAGCGTTCGCGCATAGCATCTAATAAATCGTGTTGGGTTTTTATTTTTCCATGGACGACTTTCCATCGGTCTTCATCAACAGTATTCCTAGCTAAAATGGTATGTACAAAAATGCTTTCGGCATCATTACCGGTGCGCCGTAACCGTCCTATGACTTGCTCAAACAGCCCCGCGCTGTCGGGTAGCGTTATCATGCAAATATGGTTTGCATGGGATTTTTGCATGTTAAGACCATGCCCGGCGCTCAACGGATGTAGCGCCAGCAGTTTCAATTTGCCGCTGTTCCAACAGTTTATAGTATCGCGGGCGTCGGAATTGCTAATGCCTCCGCCTAGATATTCAAGGTCTGGGTAACGTTTGCGTAGTTCGGCCAATTGCTCTTTAAAATGGTAGATTATCATGAGCTGTTGGCCTTGCAATTCACTGATGAGCGAATCTAGCTCTTTATATTTTTCGTAGTGATGCCATACCGCTAGCTTATCGTTACGCCGGGCAAAAAGGCGGGGGTCTTCCCCTACATATGAAAAACCGCTTGCTATTTCGCGTAAACGTCCATAGCCCGTAGCGGCGTTAGGTGATTCTAATTCGACTTTGTGCTCATCTATGTAAACAAGCAAATCACGCTCAAATTTCCGATACATTTTTAATACCCCGCTTGGCATATCAACATAGCGTGGCGGGGTTTCAACGACAGGAGGGATGCTATCGTCGCGCTCTATACGGAAAACAATAGGCGCTAATTTGTTATATATTTTTTCTTCATACGTGGGCAACACCTCCCAGTTTCTTTGCGTATAGTCGGTGGGATAAAAATATTCGCGCTGATACTTGTTAAAACTACGTCCCAAGGACGCGCCACCATCGACAATAAAAGCCTGAGCCCATAAATCTAATAAACCGTTACTGGCGGGCGTACCTGTTAGGCCAATAACCGTATTAAAACCCTCACGATATTTTTTTATACCCTCGTGAATTATTTTTCCTTTTAGCTTTTTGCCGGTAAAGCGCTGTGATGTTCTGTCTTTTAGTTTGTCGATTTCGTCGCAAACCAAGCAATCAAACGGGGGCTTAGGATATGTTTCCATTAGCCAAATAAGTAGCTCATAATTAAGCACTACAATCTGAGCATAGGGATTGGCTATAATTTCTTTACGTTTTTTCTCAGGTTTACCGGCAATAACACTAATACTCAGGTGTTTTAAGTGTTCCCACTCCCGCGCCTCTTGCTCCCAAACATCGGTAGCAACGCGCTTAGGTGCCAGTACCAATACCCGGTCAATAACGCCTTTTTCAAAAATAAGATCATCTAATGCGGTTAGCGTCATCACCGTTTTGCCGGTGCCTACATCGGCCAGCAGTAGTGACGCATAACCCCCAATTATAAAATTAATCCCTTCGTACTGCTTAGGCCGCAAGTCTTTAATTGTTAACATGTTTTCGATCCCGTTGACTTAGTTTTGTTAGCATATTACTATAGATTTCCTAACTTAACAACGGAGGATAAAATGCCGAAATTAATAGGTCGTGAGGTTGTCGTCCGCCCACTAATCGACTTGGTTAGTAATAAACATTATTTTAGACGCGGCGTTATTATCGATGAGGGCGTACAAATGGGGGTTAGAAAATGCCAGGTTGTTTTAGAAACCCGTGGTAAAGAGCGAGAATGCATGGTCCGGTGGCTGCCGATTAAAGCGCTATGTTTGAGGGAACGGGTCAGTCCCCGATTTATAGAGAGCGGACGTATATGGGGTAACGATGACGCTAAAAACCGTATTAACAAAACCAACCCAAAGGAAAAATAATGGCCGCAAAAACGAAAAAAACTCGTAGCACGCGGGGGCGCCCTAAAACCGCTGACGCACGTATTAGTGTTGCGTTTCGAGTAGATAGCAAAATTTATGCGCAACTTAACGAATTGTGCGCGGTTAATCGTCGCTCACAGCGCGAACTCATAGAAATCATGATTAGTAAATATCACGGCGCTTGGCGGCGTGATCCATCTGTTAAATTAAATCCATAAGGCTTTTTTATGAATCAACAAATTATAACGACTGATGCAGCGCACTCATCGGTTATGGGGGGCTCAACCGCTGAGCGTCGCATAATGTGTAAAGGCTCGCTGTTGGCGGAATGGGGTAAACCCGATACTGGAGGCGATAATAGCTATGCGAATGAGGGCACCGCGCTTCATGCCGCCATGGAATTTGTTCTGGATGTTAGTCCCGAGGTGCTCATTCCGACGGATGAAGATGCCCGTACGGTTATTGGTCAAAAATTCAATAACATAGAAATAACCGTCGAACTTTATAACGAAAAAATAGCCCCCGCGCTGCGCGCATTTGCCGATATCATTGAGCAATATGATATCGTTGACTATCTACTCGAAATTAGGGGCGGCATCCCCGAAATACCGGGCGCCTTTGGCACCATTGATATTTTGGGCTTATGTCGATCAGGGGCCATTGCGGTGCTAGATTGGAAATTTGGCGATGGGATCTATGTTGACGCGGTTGGTAGTTATCAATTGCGGTTTTATGCGGGCTGTGCACTTTTCACCGATTCAGCGGATGTTATTGAATTTATTGACGATAATCCTGAATGGGGCGTGGACTTTAACGGTAAAATTATTGCAGGCATTATCCAACCGAGGAGAGGGCGCGATGAGGACGTTTGGCGCATATGGGAGATTAGTGAAAAGGATATTTTTGATTTTATAGATTTATGTAAAGACGCGGTTTCCACAGCGGTAGCGGCTAACCCCCCATTTCGCGCAGGGCCGCATTGTTGGAAATGTCGTAACGAGCTAACGTGTGAGGAGCGCCAAAAAATAATAGGCGGCATAGATCCGAAGATAAAACCTGAGCAGATGGACGTTGCGGCGTTAGCGGCGGCACTGCATAAGGCTAATCAAATCGAGAGCTGGATAAAAACGCTGCGAGCGTACGCACATAAAGAAGCGGAGCGAGGCGTCAAAATACCCGGATATAAACTTGTCGATAAAAGGGCGACCCGCGTTTATAGCGACGAAGAAAAAGCCAAGGGCGTACTGATGCGCCAGTTGAAGAAAAGCGGGGCGTATACAGAAAAATTGATAAGCCCGGCGCAAGCCGAGAAAAAACTAGGAAAAGCTAAATATAACAAACTCTTAGCGAAATATACGCAGTATGTTTCATCAGGTACAACGCTTGCTGACGAGCACGATAAACGTCAAGAAATATCGACGGAGAACCGGCTAGAAAATGTAGAATCATTATTAAAACAGTCGACACACCCTAGCTTATTTGATACAAAGTAAAACCCTAACGGGAAACATTAAGCACTAAACACTAAACAGTAAACAGTAAAAGGAAAATGAGTATGGCTAATCTACCTCTGGCTTTCGCTAACGCTGGTGTACCTGATTCAATTGAAAACTTGGCACAATCGCTAAATCAAGTAGGATCGCAGACAGAAGGCGGCTTAAACGGTCGAGACCTTCTTAAACTCGACAAAAATTACGGATCTTGGGTTTTTGGGCAAGAGTCGCTAGAAATTGAAGAAAATGCGCATATCGCAATTAATCCCGCGTCTTTTCAGCACGGTTTTATTTCGTGGTCCGACCGCGATGGCCGCATACTCGGCGAATCAATGACATCGGTTACTCAAACCATAAACCGCGCAGACCTGCCTCACACCGGCGAAAAGTGGGACGAACAATTATTGTTTGACGCCCAAATAATAAATGGGGAGGATGAAGGGGTAGCACTTGTCTATAAGTCTACTGCGCATGGTGGTAAAGAATTTATCCGGAAAGTAATGCAGCGGGTAGCGGCTAAGATGGCCACCGATAAAGAGTTCATAGTCCCCGTTATCACACTGTCCTCAACGTCTTATGTGCATAAAAATCCTGCGTATGGCACCATCTATAAACCTGCGTTTGATATCGACCATTGGATTAATTTCCAAGGCGAAAGGGAAGACGAAACCCCATTAATTGAAACGCCTAAGCGATCAGCTAAGCGATCAGCTAAGCGATCAGCTAAGCCCGCAGCGCAAGCGCCTGAAATTGTTGAGGATGAGGAGGACGATATAGAAGAGGAAATCGTAGAAGTAGAACCTGAAACTGAAACTGTGGCCGAAACGCCCTCAAGGCGTACACGCGCACGCAGTGCCGGTGCCTCTAAAACCACCGCAAATGAACCCCCAAAAGACGACGCACCACAACCAACCAACCGTCGAAGACGTCGTCGCGCATAACTACAACAATATCTACCCCCAACTCTTAGCCGCGCATTGCGCGGCTTTTTTATGTTAGGTAGTTGCTAACATAAAAAAGCTGTGCTATTTTTGGTGCGTAAATTAACAGGGGACTGTCGATTATGAAAATATATCTAGTGCAAGAAAGATATACTGCGGTTGTCTATTACTACATGGCCGATAAAGAAGACGCCGAGTTTATGGCTGAAACCATAGCGAAAGAAAAAAACATCGAAATGGTTATCAGAGAGCGGACTTTATTTTATGGGAGGCCACCGCATTATGACTATAACGAACAGGAGCATGGCCGTGAATAAGGTGCTTTTGCATTTTAACAATATTAGGGCAGCAACACCTAACGAATTATCCAGCGGTTTTCAATGGCGCGACAGAAAAGGCAATTTTCATTTCCCTCATTTAATGGAAACTCGACATCTGTTTTACACCGTGCGCATGATATGGAACCACACAATGCCCTATAAAATACACCCATACATCCGATATAGCTTTGGTAAATTTTACACCAAAGCTTATATGGTAATGACCGTTAAAGTGATGGTTAGAGAACTGAGCAGGCGTCATGACATTGCGCCGCAATGGCAGGCCGATATAGATATCATGATTGAATGGCTTGCCCGGTCGCAAATTGCGCACAAGAAAAACAACAAGATTAAACACCATGAATAATACCCTACCCACAATAGGACTAACCCCTATGTCAGATGATGCAGCAATTTTATCTTATAACGGTAAAGATCCTGAATATGATGTGCTTTTTATGGGCTGGTATAACTCGCCGGGCAGAGAGTTTTTGGACGAATTATTAATTCAGCTAAATGTGCATCCTGTAGATATAGACTGCGATATCGATGCGCTTATGGATGAGCTACCGTCTACGGGTGTCTATCACGTAGTCGCACTAGGTAAAATCATTAACGAGTCTCACTACTGCGACTATTACGGTGCGATAGATTACGACATATTCATTGAATGGACCATAATTTCGGCTAACAAAGCGCCGTGTTTTGGCGCGCTAAAAACGTGGTATAAGGCGTGGAAAAATAGGACTAAACACCATGAGTAGAATGCTAGTTAATGGGTTTTACATAGAGCAGCGTAATTTACGTGGACAGTGGGTAGAAATAGGCTATGGCGGTGATAAGGATACACAGGCGAAATTACGGTTTAAAAACATGCTGAATCATCGCCGTGCAACGGGTAACACCGTGCCCATGCGTCTAGTGTATCGCAAAATAGAAATAATTGAAGAGGATACTTAACATGCTCCATTGTGATTTTGAAACGCGGTCGTTTTGTAATCTGCTCATCAATGGCGGTTATAACTATGCGATGCATCCAACCACACAGGCGACTATGCTTGCGTTTGTTTTTGATGAGGATCCTGACCCCGAAATATGGATACCGCTTGAGGGCGCGTTTTGGGATGCATTACGCGCTGCCCTTGCGGATAATGGATATATCGTTCACAAACATTTCCCGCAATCTATTATCCACTATATAAAAGGTGGCGGCATGATCGCCGCGCACAACGCCCAATTCGAACGCCTCATATTTGATTACATTGTATGCCCCGATTTTAACGTAGAAAACATACCCTTAGAATCATGGTATTGCACTGCAACTCAGGCGCGGGTTAATAATATGCCTGCGACGTTAGAAGGGTGCGCACAAGCGTTAGGCGGCGAACAGCAAAAAGATTTTCGGGGTAAAAATCTCATTCAAATTTTATGTATCCCGCACGAAAATAAAGAAACCGGTGAAATGGAATTTGTCGAAGACTTAGAATCGTATATAGAATTCGCTGAATATTGTATACAAGACGTACGCACAGAGCGCAGTATATCTAACGCAATGCGGGCGCTCACAGATGCGGAGCTTGACGACTATGTCGCCAGTGAAATCGTTAACGATGCCGGACTGTTGATCGATAGGGAACTCGCAGAAGCCGCCGTGCAATACGCAGACACCGAGCAGCTCGAATGTATGTTAGAAATTTATCGCCTTACAGATAACACCATCGATAAATGCCGAGGCAAACGATTAACTAATTGGGTTTTTGTGCGGCTTGATGACGACCAGCAAAAACATATGTATAAATATAAAAACGGCGAGCTTAAATTAACGCTCGACAGAAACGCGCGAGAACGTATTTTGCTAGATCCCTCTATTGCGCAAACTGTCCGTGATGTTGTTGAGTTTTCGGATTTTGCGCAAGCATCTAGCACTGGCAAATTTAAAGCCATGACACACCGCGCTGACTCCGAAGATGATCGCGTCAGAGGGGCCTATATTTTCAGCGGCGCGGCATCTACGGGGCGCTACTCGTCAAGAGGTTTGCAGTTACACAACTTCCCACGCGATGCGCTAAAAGATCCTGACGCCGTCGCGGATATGGTGTGTGATGGCTATACTGTTGACAGCATTGAAAAAGCCGCTGGCCACAGTCTTATGCAAACGCTAAAACGGTTGTTGCGTCATTCGATTGTTGCGGACGACGGATACACATTTGTGTGCGGCGACTGGGGGCAGGTGGAAGGCCGTATGTTGCCGTGGCTATCCATCGGCACGTCACCCGCTACTGATGTTTTTGCGCAACAGAAATTGGACGCGTATGCTAATCAAACGCACGAAAATGATGTTTATTGCCAAACGGCCAGCCAAATTTTTAACCGCAAAATATTACGCGATGGTGGTAAAGACGCTGAGGCTGATAGACAAATAGGCAAGGTGGCAGAGCTTAGCTTGGGGTTCGGCGGCGGTATCGGTGCGTTTCAATCCATGGCAGTTAATTATGGCGTCCATGTAACCGATGAGCGCGCCGACGAAATAAAATTCGCTTGGCGAGCTGCTAATCCGTGGGCACAGCCATTTTGGAATGCTTTACATAAAGCGGCCTGTACGGCAGTGCGTACGCCTGGCTATACCTTTTCAGCGGGCCGTGTGCAGTTTATGTACCACCCCGATTTACTTATGGGTGCGCTCCTGTGCTTACTCCCCTCGGGCCGCTTACTGACTTATCCTAAAGCCCGTTGCGAAATGGCTGACGGTAAATATGGCCCGCAATGGCAGCTATCCGCACTAAAAAGTAATTGGAAACCCAAAGCCGATGAAAAAGAGTGGCCGCGTGTCGCGCTATGGCCCGGTCTTATCGCCGAAAACGTCACTCAGGCGGAATGTGCAACATTACTGCGCCAGGCGATAACGCGACTGGTTTTTGATCATAATGCGCCGCTTGTAGGCCATACTCATGATGAATTGCTGCTAGAAGTCCGCGAAGCTGAAACTGACTATTGGCGAGATTTACTAAATAGCGTTATGCTGAATAGTGAAGATTGGGCCAAGGGCTTGCCTTTAGACGCCGACATCTGGACTGGCCCTAATTTTCGTAAATAAAAAAGCCCGCTTTGGCGGGCTTTTCCCACGATAACACCCTGGCAATAATGTTAACGGAGGACTGCACTTGGAGTCTAACATAACCCCCGTCGAATTTGTAACCGCTATATATCGGGATTTACCTGAAAACGAATTTGTATGTCTCGCTAAACCCTCGAATACGGGTTTTACGCACTATCCGGGCTCGACCCGTCGCTTAAAAAAGGCCGAAAGCCACCCTCAAGAATACTATATTTGTGTAAGCACCGTCGCCGCCGCTGACCCGCTACGCCGCCGTAAGCAGGATTGCCGGTGCGTTTATGTGCTCATGCTCGATGATATCGGTACCAAAGCCAAAGCGCCCGAACTGGCGCCCAGTGCCATTTTAGAAACGTCTGAGGGCAATTATCAGTACCTCTATTTTTTAGAACCTTATGAGCTTAGCAACTCCGGGGATATCGATTATTTCGAAGCCTGTAACCGCGCGGTTGTTAATGCGGGTTACGGCGATACCGGCTCACAGGGCGTTAACCGTATTTATCGGTTACCCGCTAGCGTTAACACCAAAGAGGGACGCGGACAATGGCAGACTACTGTCACCTATTGGCAGCCGAATAGATGTTGGGAACTCAGTAAACTCATGGACGCGTTAGAACTAGATCCTGTCTATAAAGAGGACCGTTTTGACGGTGTTACCGGCAAAGAATATGTCGGTGACGTTCCTGACGGTTTTAGCGATAGCGTGCTAGATTGGCTACAGGAACAGGGGTTATTGGGGGAGCGTCGGTCTGATTTTTTTGACATAAAATGCCCATGGTCGGACCAGCATACTACGGGCAATGACACCGCCGGCTACTCCCCGCTGGGCGTTGGGCCTATGAAACTGCTACGCGGCTTTAACTGTTTTCACGGTCACTGCGCGCACCGCACCGCCAATGATTTTCTTGCGTGGGTGCAGAGCGAAGGGGGGCCAGGCGCGCTAGCCAGTGGCATTAGCGAAATTGAGGCAGAGCGCCTACGTGAGGAAAAACGGCGGCTTACTCAGCCCGAACGCATTGCGGTACTCTATGCCTCGCTGCCGCCCGTTTACCGCACGAACCTGCCCGATGTCGCGTATACGGCTAACGGTAATGTCGCGGGCGCGCAACGTCCGACGCGGCCTAATGTGCAGTACTTAATTGATACTCTTGGCGTGCAAGCGCGCATGGATATGCAAGAGCACAAAGTTGAGTATTCGTTTCGCGATGATGCTATTTCGGAATTTATCGACCATCCAGACGAAATAGAGCGCGTGGTGCTTGATGCAGGGCAGCGGTGCGGGCTTGGGGGTGTGTCAACCGAGCTTCTGCGCATATCGCAAGAGATGGCGCTCAATGATAAATATCATCCGATGGCCGAATGGATTGCGTCCAAGCCGTGGGATAAAAATGACAGATTTATACCTCTGGCTAATAGTGTACATGTGGATAGCATTTATGCGGATGTGTGGCCGCGTTACCTAAAACGGTGGCTCATCCAAGGGGTGCAGGCCGTCATGGGGTGGCAAAATCCTCAGCAAATGCGCGGGTGTGTTGTATTTGCGGGAGACCAAGAAATCGGTAAGTCCCGCTGGTTTGCATCACTCGTGCCTGATGAATATTTTTTAGAGGGCGCTCACATAGAGTTGCAAGGGGGTGCAGCAAAAGATTCCATTATGCAAACTACGGCGTACCCTATCGTTGAACTAGGGGAACTCGAAACAACGTTCGGAAAATCAGCTACCGGTCAGTTAAAAGCGTTTTTAGCGATGAAAAAAGACGTCTACCGGGCGCCCTATGACACTAAGCCGCGATCATGGCCGAGATGTACGATATTTTGTGGCACGGTTAACCGCATGGATTTTTTAGTCGATGAAACGGGGTCTACGCGATTTTGGCCGGTGTGGGTTGATCAGGTTAATCCTCAGCATGGTATTGATATGCAACAGCTCTGGGCTCAGGTTTACAGCTGGTGGCGATCAGGGGAAACGTGGTGGCTGGATGAGGCGGAGAGTGCAACGCGTGCGCAGCAAGCTGAAGAGTTTGAGGTTACGACGGATGTTAAAGAGGCGTTGGTCGAATGGCTTAAGACACATAAGTGGCCGGGCAATGCGATGAATGTAACTAACATCGCTAAAATATTGGACGTTAATACCACTAAGCAAAATCTCTCACAGTTACGCGTGTTGCTCACACGGTATTTGGGTAAGCCGAAACGCCAACTTGACGGCGTCGCTAACGCTTGGGATGTGCCAACCACTAACGGTAAAAACGTAAAATTTGACGCGCTGTAGCTTGCAACGCTAAAAGTCTTTATAGAATTTTTCGATAAAATCATAAGCGCGGCATCGCCGCGCTGTATTTTTTCACTAACACGCAATGTAATTGAGTGTTGCTGATCCGCTGTACACATTCATGAACGTAGGCATGTCGCCCAGATGTTCTACATCCAACATTACAAATATTTCTAGGGGCGCCCCGCATTCGGAGATTAACGTGTCATCACTCTCGGCCATATACCCTGTGGTATTTGCATACAAATAAGCCGTCTCATTGAGTGTAAGCGCCGCGTAACCTGTATCAATAAACACTGATCCGGCTACGGCAATATCGCTGATAACCGCTTTATAATTAGCAGGGGTTGGCACGCTAACAGCGCATTGCACCTCATATTCGATATCGGGATAAATCGATGTTACGTTAAAATTATTAAACGCAATATCAAATGAGCCGTCATTCATCGATAGTTCATAGTTGCATGCGGCGGAGGCGTTAAGGCAGGTAAAAAATGTGAGAAATAAAAACATTGATATCAATTTCATAGTCACTCCGATAGGTTTAGGATTGAGCACTATACCTTAAACATCAGAGTGACTGTGAGCCGATATGGCGCCAATTAAATTTCGATTAATCCATGCTTAACCGCTGTATATACTGCCTGAGCGACGGTCTTTGACTGTAGCTGTCTTTTAACGGCGGCTATATGTTTATTAGCGGTGTCCGAACTTATGCACATAACCTTGCTAGCGTCTTTGAGCAGTAATCCGCGTGTTGCCATAATTTCTAGTAATTTCAGTGGTTTATTACCCAGTCGATTGCCACGTACGTAGCGCTTATTTAACACAGGTGTAGGTAACAATCGCGTGCCGAAATGTACGATAGTGTGAGACATCATTGCCATTGCAATTCCGTTTTTTAGCGCACACTCGGCGATAGCGTCGCGGCTTAATCCTTTCGCGTAAAACATTAACAGCGCATTTACGCCGTCAGAGCGATATACCGAGCAGTACGCGTCGTAGTATTTATGCTGCTCCAGCAATTTAAAATACTGTAGGTCGTCGTCTAGGTGTCGTGTCGTTAAAGGCGCATTACGGATATAGTCTGTCAATTTCGACAACATCACATCATCATCGCCATATTTTGCGTGGTCCTTTAGCATATTTAGCGATATAACCTCCTGTTTGCTGATAAATTCTGCAATATCATTCGGCAGTGTTGTTACGTGTTTTTCGGGTATTGTGTTCAACGTAACAAGGTAAAAATCGGAAAAGCCTAATTTTTTACAGAGATGTTGTGTATGTATTTTAAAAGATTCTAGGTCTTTGCAATTTGATAACCGTGCGACAAAATTAAGACTGTTGTCATTTTCGGTGTGGGGGGTTTCGTTCGTTTCGTTCGTTTCGTTCGTTTCGTTCGTTTCGTTCATTGTGTTTTCCTCATGGCGTAATTGACAGCCGTCAAGTGAGCTGCAACTCGCTTGACGGATTTTTGGTCTACGGATATGTATATAATCTACCGTGCGTAAATACTATGCAACGCGGTAGGATCCTATATTATGCGGTCGTGCCTATGACCGAGTCCCCGTTATATTTTTATTAAAAGCATTCTATGTGGCGGACAACATCTATCAAGGCGGCCATCGGCGCGCATTAACGGACAGCCATCCCCTGTTAACATACTGCCGTCAGGCCTAAGCCGTACGTCTAGCATGTAGTGTTCGGTAGTGATATGTAAATGGAGCGTGCCGGTGAATCTATCGCGCTGTATGCAATCACAAGACGCGGGGGTGGTTTGGTGTGTGAGTTTTAAGAGTCTATCTATATTTTTCTGTTGTGCAGCGTTTAACGTGATAATCATTGGGTGCAGCTCCCAGATAGCCGTCCTTGGCGGTACAACGTTAACGGTTAGGTGTAGTTGCAGGAATTCACTTATTTAATTACCGTTTGTGAAAATAGCGCCCCCAGTATTAGTGTTTGTAAAATCAGCGTCCGTAAAATTAGCGTCCGTAAAATTAGCGCCCGTAAAATCAGCGTTCGTAAAATTAGCGCCCGTAAAATTAGCGCCCGTAAAATTAGCGCCCGTAAAATTAGCGCCGTAGCAGTTGGCATATCGTAAATCAGCGCCCGTAAAATCAGCGCCGGTAAAATTAGCGCCCGTAAAATCAGCGCCGTAGCAGTTGGCATATTGTAAATCAGCGCCCGTAAAATTAGCGCCCGTAAAATCAGCGTCGTAGTAGTTGGCATATCGTAAATCAGCGCCCGTAAAATTAGCGCCGGTAAAATTAGCGCCCGTAAAATCAGCGTCGTAGCAGTTGGCATATCGTAAATCAGCGCCCGTAAAATTAGCGCCGGTAAAATTAGCGCCGGTAAAATCAGCGCCGTAGCAGTTGGCATGTCGTAAATCAGCGCCCGTAAAATTAGCGCCGGTAAAAATTGCCTCACGTAAATCCATTTTACGAAGCGTTAAACCTGATAAATCCGTATTGGCAAAATTAAGATCACGCGCATTAATTTTTTCGTCGAGTTGAGCCTGGCTAAATTTTTTACTGGGTGTACTGGGTGTACCGGGTGCACTAGGGGATACTTCGATACCTAGCGCGGTGGTATCACTATAACGCTCATCATTTGATTGTGTGTCGTTCATGTTAAAGGTCTCCAGATTAACAGTTGTTATTGCCAGTGTTGGAAAATTTAATGTTGTCAGCGCTAATCTCGGCCGTTTGACGACCTGAGTGCGATAAGAGGATGTAGGTGTAGTGGGCTTTAATGCGTCTTCTATCGTGCAATATCCAGCCTAAACGCTTTAATACGTCTATTGCGCCTTTCTGGTGGTGGGTCATTATCGTTGTCATTGTGCAGTCTCCGTCGGTTTGCTGAATTACGGGTATACGTTATCACGGCTTAATTATGTTAGCAATGTTCTAACCCTGTATTTTTCGAGTTTTAATATCGTATATACACTATTCAATAAATCGTATAAGTGCTTGATTTATAACTATAATTTTGCAATATGGATTTTTGATCGATAAATAATCGACGATAAATTTGGGGGTGGAGCCTGCATCTAAGCGCAATAGACGCTCATGTTTTTTAAGGAGGGGGACATACGCAGCGACTTCATAGGGTTCGGTATTGTGAGGTATACCGGGGGCGTAACGCGCAAAATTCAGCGACACCTTTTTGCCCTCATATAGGGTCGCAATTAAGTAGCACCCGTAGCGTCGGACGACAATTGTGTAGTACCCAGTAGCGCATTTTCTAGGCTTTATGTTCATAATTTGACCTGTATCAATAGTGGATATATCAAATTATAAAAGGGCGGGTGCCTGATTAAAATACATGCAATTTAATATATACGAAATTAAAAACAGAATTTTAACTGTATAGATATACAATTAAAATTCTGTTTTTAATTTCGTATATATTAAATTAACTAATTATGTTAGAGGAAAAAGCCGGAGTTCGTTGACACTTTTGGGCCGTTCGTTGACACTTTTGGGCCGTTCGTTGACACCAGATTGACACTTTCGAAAAAAAAATTTCCTTATAAATCAATAACTTATTTTATATTATGTAAATGTGTTAATGAATTATATATATAGAGTAGTCTGAGAAGTAGTAGTGGTAAGTTGGTTGACCAAACACGCGTTGAGACGCTAAATAGAAAAACCCCGTTCGTTGACACTTCTATGCAGAATCAGCCGTAAGTCTTTGATTTATAACGATTTATTTGGTTTTTCGTTCGTTGACAGTTCGTTGACACTTTTGTAAGTCATTGATTTTATTGAAGTTTTTTTGGCCTAATGTGACTTGGAGTGTCAATCAAGTGTCAATCTACTTTTTTTAGTTTGCTATTTTCGACGTAAGTTATTGATTTATAAGAAAAAAATAGCATTTTTAGATTTTTCTGCGGTAAAAGCCCCCCGCTGTTGATATACGCGCCATTGCTTGATGCGCACCGGCGCGCTGCTCCCGTTGACGCTCCGGCCCCCTGGCTAATATGATATATCCATTATTAACAGTGGATTGAGCGTAGGGGGTTACAGTGTTGTCGGGTGAGCAGATGAGGGCCGCATTAGCGGTTATGCGATGGTCGCGAGCGCAGCTAGCCGAGTTGAGCGACGTTAAGGTTGGCACGCTCATGCGGGCGTTAGACGCTGACGGAGTGCCTCCGATGAACGCCCAGTTTTTAGCAAGCATTCAGCAAGCATTTGAAGCGGGCGACGATAAGGGCAGTATCGAATTTATTTACACGCCGGTACCCGGCATTGTATATCACCAGCGTTAACCGATGGCCGCTAGAAAACGGCGCCCCAGCATCTCCCCTCTGGGTCGCAAATGCAAACGCCTGTTTTCGCTCACCCCTGAACTCAATTGGGCGCTTGATCAGTTTGACACGCCCCTGGCGGTTGTTGTTGATGAAGCGCTGTGGGCATGGCTAGATGTTAATGAGCCTGATGCGGCGGAGGCTGCCCGTAAATTACGCGAGGACGCCGCCAAATGACCCCTACTGGACGCAACCGCGTAATAAGTACCTCGGCATACCCCCGGTCGTTAAACGCCGTCATACGCGCTGTGATTAGCTCAGAGGACCTATTGAATATTAGAGATATCTAATATTAGGGGCGTTGTAACCGCCCCGAATACGAGCGGGTATTGCTGCAATATCCGCTCATAACCACACTCCGTTATCTTGATAGCGGAGTAATACATAAAAACCGCGATTGGAGACTTTATGACAGCCGAACCCGCGTTAAATCCCAAGCATGAAACATGTACCGAAAAAACGACACGTCCACCGCCGGAGGCTATGGATATCAGTATACGCAATGCGCGCAAACTGTACGCCACTATACTCAGAGCCCGCAATGGTTTGCGCGGCGCCATAGAGCGCAGCAGCTTAGGGGATATTGGTTATTATTTTGGGTGGCTGGATAGTGAGTTAACCAAACTATACGCCGCGTTGCCCGATACTGT